TGCTTATCTGCGTCCTTTCCAGACCAACGAGTTGGCTGTGACTGGCGACAATGAGTCTACACAGTTGTTGGCTGAGTACACCTTGGAAGTTAAAAACCAAGCTGCTCACGGCATTATTGCTGACTTGACACCTTAATCTAAGGTAACCCCGAAAAATGCCTCAGACTTAACCCTCTGGGGCATTTTCTTTTCTACTCAAACTGATAGAATCAGGTTATGGAAAACATTAGAGAAACTGCTGTTCATGCCGATGGTGAAGGTGGCATCATCATTCAAACTCGTCAAGATGTTTCTGCCATTGTTGAGCAGAATAAAAAGGAATATAACTCCTTTGATGAGCGAGCAAGATGGTCTGATAATTTGTTTGGCAATAAGGTTGCGTCTATTCCATTGACTGTTATTGATGACCTAAACAAACAAGGCATCATGCGTGGTTATGCTGTTCTTGATGACAAGCGTTTTGCTGCTTTCCTCAATGACCCAATGAATCGTGCATGGCGCACTAGAACAGGAGTGGTATGAGCCTCTCAACTTATTCTGACTTGCAGACTTCAATAGCCAACTATTTGGCTAGGTCTGACTTGACTTCTCAGATTCCCGACTTCATTACATTTGCTGAAAACCGACTCCGTAGAGAGTTGCGTATTCGCCAGATGCTTAAATCAGTAACAACTGCTACAGTATCTGGTGACAATACCATTGAGTTACCTGCTGACTTCTTGCAGGTGCGTGATTTTGTTGTAATGACAAATCCTATTCAACCACTTAGCTACTCAAGTCCTTCAGCATTGTCTAATGACCCAAGAGCATCAGAAGTTGGTGTTCCTTTGTCTTACACTATTCTTGCTAACGACTTCCAAGTGTCTCCTGCGCCAGATGGTGTTTACACAGTAAGACTGCTGTACTTCTCTGCGCCAGCATATCTCTCGTCTAGCAATACATCTAACGTATTCCTGACAACAGCACCAGATGCTTTGCTTTACGCTTCATTGATTGAGGCAGAGCCATATTTGATGAATGACGCACGAATCAATACATGGGGAACTATGTATGACAGAGCGATTGCGTCTCTTGCCAAGTCTGACGAAGAAGGTCAGTATTCTGGTGTTCCTTTAGCAATGAAATTAACTCCAAGGTGAAACTATGGCTGAAATGAGCAACTATCTTGAAAATGCGCTGATTAACGGCACATTGCGAGCAACAACCTACACAGCACCAACAACTGTGTATCTTGCTTTATACACATCTGACCCAACAGACGCTGACACAGGTACAGAAGTATCTGGTACTAGCTATGCTCGTCAGTCAATTACATTTGGTGCGCCTAGCAATGGTGCAACTACCAACTCTGCTGCTATTGAGTTTCCTCAAGCTGGTGGCTCATGGGGTACTGTTGCCTACGTTGGTATTCGTGATGCTTTGACGACAGGTAATCTGTTGTATCACACACCATTAGACGCTTCTAAGACTATTGCAACTGGTGATGTGTTCCGCATTGCTTCTGGTTCATTGAGCGTTACTTTAGCGTGAGATGGCTGATTTACTGCCACCGTGGACAATTGACTCGCTAGACAATTTAAAGTCTAGCATTGATGACTTAACACTCACACTCGATAGTCCACTCTACACCACTTCAGTAACCCTATGGGATGCCTATGGGTCTGTGAGTGCTTCTGCGACTGTTACGGCTGATGCTGTAAGGGTTCAGTTTGGTGTAGCGGCAGTAGATGGAACGGCAACAGTCACGGCTGATGCTGTCAGGATTCAATACGCTAGTGCAAGCATTACAGGTTCAGCTAGTGCGTCTTGTGATGCGACTAGGGTTCAGTTTGGCTCTGGTGCTATTGACGCTAATGCAACAGTTACTGCGGATGCGATCAGGGTTCAGTTTGCCTCTGGAAGTATTACAGGTAACGCTGATGTAACAGCAATTGGAACTCGTGTCCAGTTTGCTGATGCTTCAATTACTGGTACTGCCGATGTAACTGCTTTGGGTGGAATCGTTGCCAATGGCGTAGCTTCTATCACGGCTGATGCGACTGTTACTGCTGATGCGATTAGAGTGCGTGATGCTGTAGCGGTTATTACTGGTAGTGCAACATTTACTGCTAATGGTGGAATCGTTGCTGATGCTCACGCTAGTGTTGACGTAACGGCAAACTTTACCGCTAATGCTTCTGCGATATATGCAGGAGTAGCGTCTGTAACTGGTACAACTACGATCACAGCAAAAGGTGTAATCCTTGGTGAGAATTGGACACCAGTACCAGAAGACGACAATACTTGGACACCTGTTTCTACAGATTCAAATACATGGACAGTAGTTTCTAGCGACTCAAACACATGGACACCTGTGTCTGCTAATGACAACACATGGACAATTCAGGCTCAAGGGAATAACACATGGCAACGACAAAATTAACATTTGGTGAATGGATGCCTGACCAGCCTAGCATTACTGGTGCTTTGGTTGATGCAAAGAACGTAGTCTCTCAGGCTATTGGGTATGGCCCACTACCAACTGCGGCTACATTCTCACAAGAAGCCTCTGAAGACCTTACTACATTGGTAGCAGGTAAAACACCAGCAAACGACACTAAACTATTTGCTGCTGGAACTACAAAGATTTTCAGCATAAGTGGTGTTGGTGCAGTAACCAATGTTTCTAAAACTGGTGGGTATAGCCCTAACGCTTATGGCGACAGATTTAGATTTACTCAGTTTGGTAACTCAATTATTGGGACTAACTTTAGTGACCCAATGCAAGTATTCACCTTGGGTACTTCTACTGCGTTTGCAGACCTAGCGGCTAATGCTCCTATTTGTCGCTATTTGACTGTAGTGCGTGATTTTGTGGTGACTGCGTTTATTGACGTTTCATCTGTTCTTTATCCATCTAGAGTTCAATGGTCTGGCATCAATGATGAGACCGAGTGGGATGCAGATCAGGTAACTCAATCTGATTACCAAGACATTCCTGATGGTGGTCAGATCATGGGAATTCGTGGTGGAGAAGTTGGGATTATTCTCTTGGAAAAGGGAATTACTCGAATGAGTTACATCGGGACTCCCTTTATTTTCCAGTTCGACAATATCTCTCGTGGCAAGGGATGTATCGCTTCAGGCTCAATTGCACAAGTTCAAGGCATAACTTTCTTTTTGTCAGACGATGGTTTTTACTCGTGCGATGGACAGAGTGTTATGGGAATTGGTACAGAGAAGGTAGATCGTTGGTTTTTTGCAAATGCTGATGAGAGCCAATTCAATCTAATGTCTGCGGCTGTAGACCCTGTTCGCAAGTTGATTATCTGGAACTTCAGAACTACCTTTGGCAATCGTCAACTTATCATTTATAACTTCAACACTAAGAAGTGGACTTATGGCGATGCTGGTACTGATTACATCTCTGATGCTTCTACTGCTGCTGTAACCCTAGAAAACCTAGATTCGATCTCAGCAAGCATTGATGCTTTGACTGTTAGCTTGGACTCTATCCTTTACATGGGTGGAAAGTACTTCCTTGGTGGTACGAATGGCAGATATGTCGTTACCTACAATGGTGCTAACGCTACAGGGAACATCGTAACTGGTGATCTAAATGCAGGTGGTAGATCAGTAGTAACCCTAGCTAGACCTTTGATTGATGGAGGCTCTGCTAATGTGGCAGTAGCTTCTAGAACACTATTGAGTGAAGCACCTGTGTTTGGTACGGCTCAAGCGGCTGATTCTGATAACAGGGTGTCTCTTAGGTCTAATGGTAACTTCCATCAATTCCAAGTAACTCCTACTGGTCAATGGAAAACTGCTGTTGCATTGGATGTAGATTTCCAAGGTCAGGGAGTTAGATAATGTTTAGAACGCTTCCCCCGTTTGGTGGAGATCAGCGACAGACTGCTGAGATTATCCGTGGAATCATGGATGGCAAGACCAACAATACTGGAACGCTAACCTTGGCTACTGGTGGTGCTACGACTACCACTCTGAACGACAGAAGGATTGGTGGGGATAGTGTTATTTTGTTTGTCCCTGCCTCTGCTGCTGCCTTTGCTGATTCTATGCCTTATGGGGCTTTTCAGAGCCTTGTTGACCAAACGATAGCTACGGCAAATACTGCTTATGCCATGACTTTGGACACTACTGACTACTCAAATGGGGTAACTCTAAGCAATAGTTCTAGGATGAATGTCAAGAACGCTGGTGTTTATAACCTCCAATGGTCTGGTCAGTTTGTCAATTCTGATACCCAATTGCATGATGTGAGCGTTTGGTTGCGTAAGAATGGTGTTGATGTGACAGGTTCAACAGGGTTTATCTCTGTACCTAATTCTCATGGTGGAGTGAATGGTCATTCAATTGTGGGATGGAACTACTTTTTACAATTAGCGGCTAACGACTATATTGAGATATATTGGTCAGCTACTAGCACTCAGATTTCCTTGCAACATTTCCCTACCCAGACAAGCCCAACTAGACCCTCTACGGCTTCGTTGATTACCACAATGAACTTGGTATCAAGTTCTGGCACTTCTGGCTCATCAGGGCTATATGTTAGTTCTTTGGGTCAAGGAACGGCTACTGTGACTCATTATGCAAATTCAACTGCTGATAAGAAATACAAATATGTTGTTATTGGATAATTTAGGTATAATTGTGCGTAAGGATGACGCATCTCGCAGTCCAGAACTCTATGGAGAGAATGATGCGTAGACCTTTTTTTGAAGAAGACCAGATATATCAAAACTACGAAGACAGCGGTGCGTTTTCGAGGGATAGATTTACGCCAAAATTCCAACAAGATGCTGGCTCTGGATTCCCTAGTTTCCTTGGTGGTAATGCGCCTACTCCTCCTGTCTACACACCTCCTCCTCCAGTTTATACGCCTCCTCCCGAGCCTGTCTACACACCTCCTCCCGAGCCTGTTTACACGCCTCCTGTTTATCAAGAGCCAGTACAGCAATTTGATTTTGCAAGTCAGTATTTAAGAGACAATCCTATACAAGCTCCAAGTTTGAATGACCCTAACATTCAAGCAATGATGGCTAACAATCCATTTCCTAATGGTGCGCCATCTGGAGGTTTGGCTGGTTCTTTTGGTATGCAACAGCAAGAGATGCCTACTGGTGTTTATAGAGATAAATTCATTCCTCAGATGGAGATGGAGGGTGGTTCAGGGTTTTCTAACTTCCTTGGTGGCAATGTAGCACCAGAGCCTGTTTATACTCCGCCACCTCCTGAGCCTGTTTATCAAGCACCTTTGGCTGCGCCTGTTTATACGCCTCCTCCTGTTTACACACCGCCTCCCCCAGAGCCTGTTTACACACCGCCTCCTGCGCCTGTGTTTACACCTCCGCCTCCGCCTCCGCCTCCTCCTCCACCAGAGCCAACACCTCCACCACCTCCTCCTGTGGTGACACCTGAACCTGCGCCAACACCGCCTCCTGCGCCTGTGGCTGTAGCCCCTCAACCAGAGCCTCAAGCTGCACCTCAACCAGAGCCTGTTCAAGCTGCTCCTGTAGCACCTACACCTGTAGAACCTGCACCTGTAGCTCCAGAACCTGCACCTGTAGCTGCTCCTGCACCTGCTCCTCAACCTACTCCTGCACCTGTAGCTTCAACTCCTACACCTACACCTGCACCAACACCTACTACGACTGCGAGTCCTACTATGGCAACAGCACCTACCTCAAATATTGACCCAACAATTCAGCCTTACCTGTCTTATGGTTTGCAAGAAGCCCAAAAGCTATACCAAGGTGGTGGGCCTCAGTACTATGGTGGTCAGACTTATGTAAGCCCATCACAGCAAACGCAAACTGGATTACAGGCTTTAGAGCAACGTGCATCTCAGGGTAGCCCTCTAACTGGTGCTGCTCAGAGCCAACTGCAAGGAACTATTCAAGGTAACTACCTTAGTGGAAATCCTTTCTTTCAGGGTGCGTTTAACCCTGCTGCACAAGCGGCTGAGTCTAGGTTTAAGGAATCACTAGGTAACATTGGTTCTGCTGCTTCTAAGGCTGGTCGTTATGGCTCTGGTGCTATGTCTACCATGCAACAAGGTGCTAGTGGTCAGTTTGCTAAGACTTTGGCTGATACTGCTGGTGGCTTGGCTTACCAGAACTACGAGGCAGAGCGTGGTCGTCAACAAGCGGCTACGATGGCTGCACCTGCAATGGCTCAAGCTGACTACGCTGATATTCAGAATATGCTCAAAGCAGGTCAGATGCGTGAAGGCTACACAGGCGCACAGCAACAAGCTGACATTGATAAGTTCAACTTCCAACAAACTCAGCCTCAACAGAACCTAACTAACTTCTTGTCTGGTGTTTATGGAAACCCATTAGGTAGAGCGCAACAATCTATGGCTTACCCTCAACCATCTAAGTTGCAAAACTTCTTAGGTACTGCTGCCTTGTTGGGTGGTGTTGAAAGAGATACTGGTTGGTTGAGCAAGGGTTGGAACGCTTTAACAGGCCCATAAGGAAAAAATCATGGCAGGACTATTAGATATTTTCGGTACTGGTGGCGTAGAAACAATGGGTCTTTTGGGGATGTCTCCAGAAGA